TCTGAGAATATGGGCAGTGCCTTTGGAAGACTTATACAGGAAACGATGTACCCCGTTGTCAGACGTACTCTTGAAGTTATGGATGAGCTTGGAATGATTGAACTGCCCTTGAAAGTCAATGGGTTGCAGGTCAAAGTTCAGCCCGTAGCTCCAATAGCGATGTCTCAGAACATGGAGAAAGTAAGTGAAATAATGCAGTATATGCAGATAGCACAGAGTATGGGGCCTGCCGGGCAGTTGGCAGTAAAGCAGGAAGTCCTTCTTGACTACATAGCCGATCAGCTTGCTATACCTGCCGAAGTCAGAATGACCCCAGAAGAAAAGCAACAAATACAGCAAATGCTGATGGAACAAGCAATGCAGATGCAAAATCAACAAGGAATGATGCAAGGTGGCGGAGAACCAGAACAACCAGCTTGATGAAGATCTATGGCCCAATGTCTCTGAAGATCCTCAAGCATCCCAGATGGATATGCTGTATGCAACTGTCTTCAATAGTCCAGATGGCTTGAAGGTCTTGAAGCATTTAGAAAGCACAACTATTGATCAGCCCTGTTGGTTTCCGGGAACAGAAGCAAGCCAAGGATACTATAGAGAGGGGCAAAACTCATTAGTAAGACAGATAAACAATCGCATAAGGAGAGCTAAAAATGTCTGAAGAACAGCAAGAAGAACAGATTGAAGAGCAACCACAAGCTGAAAGCAGTATGGAAAAACTAGCAGGAGAGGATCTCAATGCCACGACAGAAGAAGAAAATTCGCACCTCCAGACCAATGATGAGCCGGAGGGTGTTGATCCGGACGAGGTTGAGTTCGTCAAACCAGAGTGGCTCCCGGAGAAGTTCTGGGATACGGAGAACGGCACGAACATAGAGAAGCTTGCCAAAAGCTATACTGATCTTGAAAAAAGATTTTCAAAGGGGGAACACAAAGCCCCAGAGAGTTATGATGTTTCTTTTCTAGGAGAGAATGTTCCAGAAGATGATGAGCTTCTCAACAACTACAAGGAGATAGCCACTACCTATGGAATGTCACAAGAACACTTTCAGACACTTGCTATGCAGTTTGTTGGTGCTGTTGAAGAAGAGGAACGCAGTGAGCAAGAGTTTATTGAAGAGCAGAAGCGTCTGTTAGGAAATAATGCTGTTGAGTTAGTGCGATCCAACTATGACTGGGGAAAAAGTCTTCTGAACAAAGGGGTCATTACAGAGAATGAGTTTAGTGTCCTAGACCAGATGGGCGGTACAGCCGATGGTACAAGACTATTGCGAAAGATTAGAAACCTATCAAGTCCAAAAGAACTGCCTATTCCCTCTTTCACCGGGGAAAGAAAGACAAAAGAAGAGTTGGCTCAGTATGTAGCTGACCCACGTTGGAAGTCTGATCCCGTGTGGAGAAAGCAAAAAGAGAAAGAGTTTTACGACAACATTGCCTAATTTTTCTTCTTTACTCAATTTTCAAGATATGGTATCGGTGGATTGAGCGATAACTACATCTGTAGCCGTTCAATCTTTTTGATTGGCGGATTTATTCCATAACCAAGAAAACACTAATGTTAATTTTTTTATGGAGCGATAGATGTCGAACAACGCAATTTCAAACGCATTCGTCACTATCTTTGAAAGCGAAGTCCATCAAGCTTATCAGTCTGAAGCTAAGTTGGCAGGAACTGTCAGAACCCGAACCAATGTTGAGGGGTCAACTGTAAAGTTTCCAAAACTAGCTAAAGGTCAAGCTTCTGTTCGCAATCCGGGGACACAAGTCACACCTGTTGGGGCCCAGTTCTCAAGTGTAACAGCAACGATGGTGGATTATTCAGCATCAGAGTACAGTGATATCTTTAACCAAGCGAAAATAAACTTTGACGAGAGAGCAGAACTAGCCGAGATGCTAGGTAAAGCCATAGCCAGACGAGAAGATCAAGTGGTGATTGATGCCCTAATAAACGCATCAGCCGGGTCAACTGTCGCAAATACTGTGGTAACAAGCGGATCAGCAAGTGCTTCTGACCTCAATGTTGGAAAGATTATTGCCGCAGGAAAAGCACTAAACGCAAAAAACGTACCTGCTACCGAGAGATGTTTGTTAGTTCATGCTAACTCAATGGCATCCTTACTTGGTGATGAGAGAGCAGTAAGTTCTGATTTTATTCAGCTACAGGCTCTCCAGAGAGGTGAGGTTCAAACTTTCGCCGGGTTCAATATAATTATGTTTGGTGACAGAGATGAGGGCGGTATTCCAATCGATGGATCAAATGACAGAACGTGTGTAGCGTTCCACAAGTCAGCCATTGGTCTAGGTGTTGGTATGCCTGCTAAAACAGAAATCAACTATGTTGCAGAAAGAACATCGTTTCTTGTGACTGCCATGTATTCGGCAGGAGCGATAGCGGTAGATACTGATGGCATCGTAGATGTAACTTGTAGGGAGAGCTAAGATGGCATTTGTAAGAAATGATTTCAATACCATCGGAGGACAAGCCAGAGCCGGGGTTACTCCAGCTATGTATGTCTATACCACAACAGAAGCTCATACTGCGGTAGACGCAGAAGGATATTTCAACGACATATCTGATATTCTAAGTGTGGGTGATATGATAATTGTTCATGGTTCAACCGGTGGCACACGAACAGTCACTATGCACGTTGTTGTCAGCAACGCCAGTGGTGTAGTTGATATAAGCAATGGTACAGTCATTGCCGTGGTAACAGACAGTGACTAATATTCTTGGGGGGTAGTTCCGACTGCCTCCCAAACCAAAAGGGGTTTGAATGGCAAGCACAGACACAGACGTATCTATTTGTTCTCAAGCCCTATTACTGCTCGGATCAACGAGTATATCCTCCTTTTCCGATGGAACTGCCCCGGCATCGATAGCCGGGGTTCTTTATCCAAAGGTCAAAGCTCAAACTCTTGGGATGTATCCTTGGAGTTTCTCTCTTACTAAGACACAGTTAGCTCAGTCAGCGTCCACTCCTCTATCTTTCTGGCAGTATGCTTATGCTCTTCCGTCTGATATGGTCAATGGTGTTCCAAGAAAAGTATTTACATCCAACAATACAAACGCACCAAACCTCACAGACTATGAGATCCAAGGTGCTGAACTTCTCTCTCAAGAGCAAACTATCTACATAGACTATCAAAGAGATGTTGACGAGCCAGCAATGCCGGCATACTTTGTGCAGTTGCTCATCTATCAAATGGCATGGCATCTAGCCGAGCCGGTAACCGATCAAACAACAAAGTCAGAATATTGGAAAAGTGTGGCCCTTGGAACTCCCCTTGAAAGTTTAAGGGGTGGTTACTTTCGACAGGCAACCGTCATTGATGGTTCTGGTCAGTCTTCTCAAGTTCTTGCTGATTATGTGCTGGTAGATGTCAGATGAGCCGGGTAACAGTCTATCAATCAAACTTCACAGTTGGTGAGCTTGATCCGTTAGTCAAAGGCCGGGTAGACCTCAACCAGTATCCTTCCGCTCTAGATAGAGCCAAGAATGTAACGGTCATGCCACAGGGTGGCTTTGAGAGAAGACCGGGTCTAGCCTTTCTACAAGACCTCAGTAGTCACCTTGGTGGTTCATTCAATGCTCAGAATGGCATGAGGCTAATACCGTTTGAATTTAGTAATGATCAGAGTTTCATGTTGGTTTTTGTCAAGCAGTCAGCGTCAGAGACAAGAATGTTTGTCTATGCAAACAAGGTCTTGATCTCAAATATCAATAGCTCAGGCAATGACTATCTTGCCATCAACCTTGGCGATATAGACCTCTCTAAGCTATCATTTACACAATCGGCTGATACATTGATACTTGTACAAGAAGACCTAGCTCCAAGAAAGATTGTAAGAGGTGGCACTAATTCAACTTGGACAGAGAGTACAATATCTCTGACCTCTCCCTTCCATGCGTTTACTCTTGCAACCTCCAACCCAAGTGCAACCATTACACCGGATGCTGTTGATGGTACGGTAAAGATAACTGCCTCTTCCGGGATATTCTCCTCTGGCAATGTAAATCAATATATCAATGTCCTCAATGGTTTTGGCCGTGCAAGGATTATAGAGTTTGAAAGTTCGACCGTTGTTAAGACAGTTGTAGAGATACCCTTCTTTGAGGCATCGGTTGCAATAGCATCTGGATCATGGGAACTTGAGACAGGGTACGAGGCTGTCTTCTCCAGCACAAGAGGCTTTCCTAGGACTTGTACCTTTCACGAAGGACGATTGTTCTTTGGTGGGTCAAAGTCCATGCCTAACACACTATTTGGATCAAAGGTGGCTGACTTCTTTAATTTTAAAACAGACGAGGCTTTGGATGATGATGCGTTGTTCGTAACGATATCCAGCGATAGTCTGAATGCTATCAATGCTATCCGCTCTGGCCGAGACTTACAAATCTTTACGTCATCGGCTGAGTTCTTTATACCACAGTCAACACTCGATCCAATCACACCATCTAACATCGTAATTAAGATTGCTACCCGGAGAGGCTCAAAAGAGGGCATCAAGCCTGTGTCAGCGGAAACCGGCACCCTTTACATTCAAAAGTCCGGTAAAGCCCTCAGAGAGCTTATATTTAGCGATACAGACCTAAATTATAATTCAGACAATGTATCACTTCTTTCCTCCCATTTGTTGAAGAACCCACAGAAGATGGCTCTCCGGGTGGCAACGTCTACTGATGACGGTGACCTTCTAATGATTACAAACGGTACTGATGGCTCTATGTGTGTCTACTCAATACTCAAACCACAGAATGTCATAGCCCCATCAGAGTTTATTACAGACGGAACATTTGAGGATGTTGCTGTTGATATCGAAGATATATACGTCATAGTCAAACGGACAGTCAACTCAGCCACCAAGCATTATCTAGAGTGTTTCGATGATGACCGTACAACTGATGCAAACATTCAGTATTTTTCTGGAGCAACCGCCCCGGATCAAGCAAAGCCAACCAACACCACTGCCGGGAGCCTTTCCCATCTAGAGGCTAAGGAAGTCAACGTCATTCGTGATGACTTTGTTCTTACAAATAAGACTGTCTCCTCTGGTCAAATAACATTAGATGCTGTTCCAACGACATATGTTGAGGTAGGTCTACCTTACGATGTCGAGGTCAAGACTATGCCGGTAGAGCCACGGCTAGCCAGCGGAGTTGTTACCAGCCGAAAAAAAAGAATACTAGAGGTATCGCCAATATTAGACAGGACACAGAACCTCGCCATCAATGGGAATGAGATACCGTTCAGAGAATTTCCACACACACTAGATACAGCAATCGCAACCTTCACCGGGAGAAAACGAATGTCTCCTTTACTTGGTTACACCAGTGAGGCCCAGATTACTTTTACCATGACCAAACCTCTATTTGCTACAGTATTGGCAGTAGAGTACAAACTTTCGACAGGAGCATAAATATGGAAGTAGTAGCAATCGCATCAACGGCACTGAGTGCAATGGCACAGCTTACAGCCGGAGAAAAAGCAAAAGAGGCTTATGATATCAGAGCAAGAAACGAGGAACTCAGGGGAAGGATTGAGGCGGTCAACGCAAAAAAGAAAGGTGTCGAGGCTCTCAAAAGAACGAATGCAAGTTTGGCCTCCATCATAGCTGGATCTCCAAGACAAGGATTAAGGCAAACTGGAACTGTGATTGACAGAGGAGTTTTCTTAGTAGGCCGTCCAGCATCTGGAGATTTTAGTGATACTGCTTTTAATGCGTCTATGGCTTTAGCAACAGCAAGTATGAGAGCCGGTGATTTAAGAAGAGCTGGAGATCAAGCACGGCTTCAAGGTCAAATAGGAGCGTTTAGTACCCTTGCTCAGGCAGGGTTTTCATACCAGCAAATAAATCCAAGTGGTAGCGGTGGACTTTCACAAACAGGAAATACAGCACGAACATAATGGCACCAACCTTTCGACCATATCAATCAGTAGGCCAAGGGCTGAACCAACTCAACCTTCCACAGGGGGCGGAGGCTCAAGAGGCATCTAGGACAATGACTGTCTTAGGTAGATCACTTGATCAAATGGCCCAGTTTGCTTTCAAAAATCTTGAAGTGCAAGCAAAGGAAGAGGGAGCTAGATTTGGTGTCGAGAATGCTCCGAGTGTAGACACACTTAAAAAAGCCTTCAAAGATGGTAGAGATACATCTGACTTGCTAGATTTTGGAAACACAGTATTTGGTCGATCCGCTAGAGAGAGTGCCTTGAGAGTTCTACAAAATGAGGCAATGGTCGAAGGTACAAAGATAATCAACGATCTAGTTTTTACGGCATCATCTAACAACACACCACCTCCAACACTGCAAAACCAAATCAACGCATCAATACTTGGGTTGTCGGATGCGATTACAGCCAGCTCACCACAACTTGGTGAGATCGTAAAATCAAAACTTTTGATGCAGGGCATAGGCGAGTTTGATAGATACCGCACCGCATTTGCAAAAGGATCAGTAGGTCAAGCCGGTGCAGTAGGCAGAGCCAATGTAAATGCCTATCTTAATAATCTACCGTCCACCCTGACAGCTATACTCAATAAACCAGACATGACACCGGAACTATTTAGCAAGAGCCTCCAAGATGCAGTAAAGAGTGGAATAGTAGAGTTTGCGACCAACGGCTATGCAAAGACACAGCTTGAGTCAAAAATTAACGAGCAGGACGAGATTATAAAAAATTGGATCTTGAGCCAGTTTACACAAGAAGTTTTTGAGAGAGACATAACAGCAACAAACCAAGCATATACACCGATGTTGCTACTAAGGCAGATTGAGAAGGGTAACTATGTAGGGGATGATCCACAGGCAAAAGTCATTGTTGACTATCTCAATCTCAAGAACAAAGGCGGTGTCCGGGTTCCAACACTGAAAGAACTAATGAAGTCGGTGACAGATAATTATAACAGTATGATTGCTCTAGAAAACAATGAGATAAACATTGCCAATAAACGCATGGACGAAAACAAAAAAAGCCAAGTACTTATTCTGGACAACATATTCAACAAGACTTCTCCCCTAACAGATACAGACGTTGCAGAGGCACGAACCGCAATCGCTGAGCTTGAGAAAATGCAGTTTAGTTCTGAGGTGGATAAGTACACCGAACAATTAGAAACTCTCTCAGTGGACAACTCTTTTCCTCCCTCATCTTCTGGAGATGCTATTCTAGAGGTAGAGGCTCTTCTCCGGGGTGGCCGGATAAATTTTGGATTGTTGAACAAATACAGGAAGTCTTTAAGCAGGGCAGACTATAATGACTACTTTGAGAAGGTTGTCTCAAGTCTAGATGAAAGAACCCAAAGAGCAATAGACAAAATAAAAGTTGCTGTAGGTATGGATTATAAGACAATGCAGTATGGTGATTTAAAACAAGACGCAAAGTATGAATACAGAAAGGCTCAAATTGCAGAAGGTAAGTTGCTAGATGCGATGTCGAAATCACGCCTAGAGGGTACAGAAGTAAATCCACTAGAGATTGTGACATCTATCATTGAGGAGGCAAACTTTTCTACCAATGAGGAAATAAGGAAAGACAACCTCAAGATAGCGATGAGAAGTGTCAATGGTCTCATATTACAATTTAATGCTTTAGCAGAAGAAACAGGCTTTGATGAAAGTGCGTTCAGAGGCCAGACAGATGAACAGACAGTATCGAACTGGCTAGCTATAATTAGAAACTGGCCAGAATTTCAAAACATCGATCAGGTTCCACCAATGTACAGA